ACAGCTTTCTGGAACAATTGCTGGTACTGCCTCTTATGGTGTTCAGGCTAGTTCTACAATCATCAAGAGTGATTCCAACGGTAATTTCAATCTAGTAATCAGTGGAGCAACTAATGGTGAAGAGAAATACAAGATTAACTTAAATGACGGAAGCGCAGATTTTATTCGCAGAAGATTGAACACTAATCCACTATTATCATCTGACCCAGGAACATTTTATGCTACCACTTCTTATGAGGATTATTGGCTTGGTGAAACATTTGAGCAGTACCTTAGAGATAAGACTCTCGTAAGTGGACAGTTAGTTGGCTTTATTGCTGGTATTTCTTCTGGCAGTGCCGCCACAGATGGACCACACCAGATGAAGGGTGCTCCTTCTCAGGATGCTATCGCTGGATGGTTTATTGGTCAGGATCTTGGCAATTATGCTTCCTTTGACGCTGCCAATGCTAAAAAGCTCTTTAGATTTATTGGTAGGGGACATGGCGAGTGGTTACATAAAAATGTAAAGGTTTCCATTGAGCAAATTCAGCAGTCTAACACCACTACTGATGAGTATGGTACTTTCTCTGTTGTCCTTCGTCATATCAACGATAACGATACAGCCATTCAAGTTTTAGAAAGATTTGATGGATGCAATCTCAATCCTTCTTCTCCAAACTTTGTTGCTAGAGTTATTGGTGATATGTATGAAGAGTGGGACAATACCGAGCGTAGGCTCAAGAGATATAATTCTTACCCTAATAACTCTAAGTACATCAGAGTTGATATGAGCGAAGAAGTTGTTGAGGGTGGTTTGAATCCTACGCTTCTTCCTTTCGGGTATTTTGGTCCTCCAAAGTTTGCCGACAGTGGGAACCTTCTTATGTCTTCCGGAACACCAGCTTATACATTCTTGAAGATTGGTTCTGAGCTTCCAGGCTATGCCGGCAGCATTAGCATCTCCTCTTCTTTTAGTGCCGCAGCTTCATCTGCTAGCTTCTTCTATCCTGAAGATGCACTAAGAAACAAAGCAACTGATGGTGGAATCAGCGATCAAACAAAGGCTTACTTTGGATTTAGAACAACTAGAGAAGCTACCAGTACTGCTATCGATAGAAGTGTTGCCGATTCGCATCGCTTACCATACGCAGCATTAGGAAATTCCAATAACGTTCCTACAGATACTACTGCTGCTTCTTACAATACAGCAACTTCTAACATTGCTGGCTATTCTTATGTCTTTACTTTGGACGACATTAGTGGCTCTAGTGCTTCTACTCCAATTTATCAGTATGTTTCTGGCTCCCGACAGTTAGGCACAAGTACTACTGCTCGCGGTACTAATACATATGAAACACTTCTTGATGCTGATATCAATAGATTTACTGCTCCATTCTGGGGCGGTTTTGATGGTGTTGATATTGTGAAGCCAGATCCCTTCTATAATGCCGGGCTCTCTTCTGCTACTGACGAAAATAGCTACTCTTTCTACACGATCAAGCGCGCAATTGATACAGTCGCTGATCCAGAGGCTATTGATATGAATCTCCTTTCAGTGCCAGGGTTGACAAACGATACTCTTACTGGGCACATGATTGATGTTTGCGAAGAAAGAGCAGATGCAATGGCTGTTATCGATCTTTCTAATGTTTATATCCCTCCTCATGAGGCTTATTACGCCGATAGAACAAGTAGAATCCCTGCCAATCCAAAGCAGAGAGCAACAGACCTCAAGAATCGCAGAATCGATTCTAGTTATGGTAGCACTTTTTATCCTTGGGTTCAGACAAGAGACGATAATGGTCAGCTTGTTTGGGTTCCGCCTTCAGTTGCAATGATGGGTGTTCTTGCTAGTTCTGAAAGAGCCTCTGCTGTTTGGTTTGCCCCAGCTGGGTTCAATAGGGGTGGCTTGAGTGACGGTGCTGCTGGTATTCCAGTGACAAATGTTTCTGAGAGATTGATTTCTCGCGACCGCGATACTCTTTATGAGGCTCGCATTAATCCAATCGCTTCTTTCCCATCAACAGGGATTGTTGTCTTTGGACAGAAAACACTTCAGGCAAGACCATCTGCTCTTGATAGAATCAATGTTCGTCGCCTTGTCATCTATCTCAAGAAGCAGATTTCTATTGCATCTTCTCAGATTCTATTTGAGCAGAACGTTGAGGCAACTTGGAATAAGTTCAAGGGCTTAGTTGAGCCAATTCTTTCCAATGTCCAAACTCAGTTCGGTATCACCGGCTATCGTTTGATTCTTGACAGCACAACAACCACTGAAGACTTGATTGATCAGAACATTCTTTATGCGAAGATTATGATTAAGCCGGCTCGTGCCATTGAGTACATTGCAATTGACTTTGCTATTCTCAACACTGGGGCTTCTTTCGACGACTAATAAATTATTGGGGGTGAAATTCCCCCATCTACACTATTTACAGATAGAATATTTATAGGAGACAACACCAATGGCTTTTTGGGGTTCAGATTATCAGAATACAGGATTATTAGATCCTAAGAGAAAGTTTAGATACATTCTGCAAATTAACAATTTTGATGTTAGTACTGAGGGTGGTGCTAGTGTAACGACTTCAGAAATTTGGTACGCCAAAACTGTTACACGTCCTTCTTTTACAATTGCTGCGACAGAGCACAATTACTTAAGTCATACTTTCTACTACCCAGGCTCTGTAAAGTGGGATCCAATTACTGTTACTATGGCAGATCCGCAGTCTCCTAACGTTGCTTTAATGCTTTCCAGAATTATTAATGATGATGCTGGCTACAAGGTCCCAATTAACTCCAATGTCAAAAATACAATGTCGAAGGCTAGTGCTGTCACTGCTTTAGGTGGTGTTGTTATTAGACAAATCGATGCAGATGGCAACGACATCGAGACTTGGACCCTTTATAATGCTTTTGTTACTAACGTCAAGTATGGTGATTTGGCTTATGGTGATGACGAGTTAGTTGAAATGTCAATGGAGTTAAGGTACGATTGGGCTAAAATTGCTTCCGCTGATGGCAGTTCTGCTTACTGGGACGGACAATAATTAAATAGAGGTGTAAATTGTCAAGAAATAGAGATAGGCTGGGGGCGCAACAGCCAGATACAAGCGCCCCGCCACAATTGACGCAAAACAATAATAGCGGTGGATTTAACTTTGTTGTTCCAACAGAGTTTGTTGAGCTTCCTTCAAAAGGTAAGTTCTATCCACCAAACCATCCTTTACATAATCAGGATGTGATTGAAATCAAACACATGACAGCAAAGGAAGAAGATCTTCTAACTTCTCAGTCTTTGCTGAAAAAGGGTGTTGTTTTAGATCGTTTGTTGCAGAGTGTGATAACAAATAAAGCAATCAGAGGAGAGCATCTTTTAGTTGGTGATCGAAACGCCATTCTAATTGCTGCAAGAATCTCCGGCTACGGACATGATTACAAAACTAAAGTAACTTGTCCTGCTTGTGGGACTGCTCAAGATTATTCCTTTGATCTAAGTGATGTTGGCGTTTATAATGGTTTTGGCTTCTCACCAGAGGAGGCAACATACAATGATGACGGCACTTTCACAACTATCCTGCCAAGAACAAAGATAGAGGTTACTTTTAGGCTATTAGCCGGCTCTGATGAAAAGAACTTAGTTTCTCAAGTCCAGAACTCTAGAAAGGCTAAGAAAGATGAGAATAACGTTACAAGACAGTTGAAAATGTTTGTGGTATCTGTTAATGGTGATACCAGCCAAGCGGCAATCAATTATGTTGTGGATAACATGCCATCTGCTGATGCAAGACACTTGCGTTATGTTTATAAGATTGCTAATCCTAACATCGACATGATTCAGCATTTTGAATGTAATTCTTGTGATCACGAGCAGGAACTGGAGGTGCCGCTTACGGTGGACTTTTTTTGGCCTGACCTATGAGTACATGGAAAGCGTTTATGAGCAGTTTTTCTTTCTAAAGTATGCTGGGGGTTGGTCTTTTTCGGAAGCTTATAATCTACCAATTGGTTTAAGAAATTGGTTTACAAAAAGACTAATCAAACAACTAGAAAACGAAAAAGAAGCAATTGAGAACGCTTCAAACGGAAGCAGTGGTTCTGGAAAACAGAAACTAACGCTCAGTAATCAGCCAAAAATGCCTTTAGGGCTTAAAAAATCTTTAGGCTA